CCTTTAATTGTCCGTAAGCCATTATTATATAAGAATAGAAAGAATAGAATTTTGCCCAACAGTAATGTTAGTACCACTTGCAATAGCCACAGTTGGCCCCATCATTGCAGCATTGGTGTCTGCATCAATAGTTTTGGAGATTGTTATAGTTTGCTTTGTTGTAATAAAACCTGAATCAATTGTTGAGAAGCTTAACGTACCACTTAGATCAGATGTTAAAGATTGCCCTACAATCGTTGGTAGACCTGTTGGTAATGTAAGTGAATAACTGGCACTCGCAGAATGAGGTGGAGATTTTAGTACTACTCCATGACTATTATCTGAGCAGTTAAGCGTAATTTGACCAACTTGACCAACTCCATCACCTTTAACTACAGGTGTAACATTAGTCAGATATCTGCCATCTGGATCACTAGCAAGATAATTTTGGAAGACCCATTTAGACGATGTTGAGTTGTATTGAAGGCGTACAGTAAGATCTGACGATCCTACAAAACCTGAAGGTACTGTGCTTACATTAGCATTGCTTTCAACACCTGTTGAATTTATTACTTCAACACGATCTTCGTTGGCAGGGCTGCCAGGTAGGTTAGCTAAATCTGCAATGGGTGCATAAAAAGCTGAGTCCGCAACAGAAGCAGAAGCTGCGTTAGCAACATTGAGAGCAGTAGTAGCATTAGTTGCTGCAGTATTTGCTGTAGATGTAGCTGACGTTGCGCTTGTACTAGCACTGTTAGCCGTAGTCAGTGCTGTATTAGCTTTTGAGATAGCAGTAGTAAAACCGCCACTACCATCTGACTCCCGTGAGTTATTAAGTGCAGTCGTGGCATTAGCGTCAGCTGCGTTTGCTGTAACTACAGAAGCCGCACTATTAGTTAAGGCCGTTCCTGCGGTTGTAACGGCACTCGCCGCATCGGATGCTGCAGACGCCGCAGTAACATTACTTGCATTTGCTGTAACAACAGCGGCTGCACTATTTGTGTTACTTGTAGTTGCTAAAGCATCAGCAGCATTTGCCGTAACTACAGCTGCAGCACTATTTGTTAATGCTGTATCAGCTGTTGTTTTAGCTGTAGTAGCTGTTGTGTTCGCTGTATCAACATTAAAATCAGCTTCCTGTGTGACATAAAGATTCTGAGTAAAATTATTATTGAGATCAGAAGACCTAATAGCAGAACCTGGGTAGAAAGTAGCATTCAGATTATCTGAGTTCGTGTCACGATAAATACGAATAGCTGCACCACTAGTTGGAGCAGCAGTAAAAGTAACTGTTGTAGCGTTAGACAGTGTGTATGCAGTTGTATCTACAGCATCAAGACTTACCTTAATGTCTGTAGTATTTAAATATGGAAATGTAAAGGAATAGGCAGTAGTACTACCATTACCTGTGTATGTATTCTGTGTAGTTGCCATTAGCTAATTGCAAGTTTACTTGTCCTTATTGTTAAAATCTATTTGGAATCCATCAGCAATCTTTCCAGCTTCAATAGACTTGCCTTGTTTTACTAAATGCTTGATTTGGGTATTGGCCTTAATCTTATCCGCAATAGTAGGATTCTTCATATTCATTTGTTGTTCAGCAAGAATCTGCGCTTCTCTTACTATGTTGTTGAGATAATCGTAGACAGGAAGGCCTTCTGTTTTTATAGTTACAAAATCATAGCTTTGGTTTGAAGCACGTAACCTACGCATAGCATCTAACTGATGCTTGATGCGTGGTGACTTCATAAGCTTTTCAACCTCTTTATAAAGGTCCATCCTACCCATATACTTATAAACCTCAGTCCGCTCTTCAGGCGTATAGTCATACTTACCATCAGAAGTTTTACGGAGTAGTTTCATACCATCCCATCCTGTCTCAAGTAACCATTTTCTCCAAGGTTCAATGCCGTCACTAATGGGAACAGGGTTTAAAGCATTAAAGAAACGCAAAACAGGGTTATCAATATCATTAATAGGCTTACCTGTCCAAACATCAATACGTTCTGGAAGCGCCGTATTGAAACCAGGAATATTGTTCTGTACATAACCATAGAAGTCAGCATGAATATCCTTCTGACTGGAAGAAATAGCTTTAGCTAAGACACCAGCAGCTCCTGATAGGGGAATATAAGACCGTCCTTCATTGGCCACAAGGCGTGCAAATGCAGTGCTATCACCACTAAGTAATTTGACAAGTGGTTCTAAACCAGACATGAATGTCTTATTAGTAAAGCCAGCAGCAATTGTCCAAGAAATTTTATGGTGCAAATCTTCGGTCAGTTCAGAACCGAGGTCAGTGGCGTAGTAACCAAGATCACCAATTAAAGTCAGTAAAGTATCAAAAGGTTCTAAGCCTGAATAAGAAACCCACTTACCACCAATATTAATTTCCTTAGGCTTCCAGCCATAGTTATCTCTCATAGCACGACGTTCTGCTGCATTAACAGGACCATTGCCACGGATGTTACCACCTACCGCATAACCCAGTAAGCCAGCAGTAAGCATCGTTCCAAAAGCAATACGGCCTTTATATTCAGCCTTCAAGCTTCGGTAGATGTTCATCGCATTAGGGTCAGTCTGCTTAACACCATGCTCAAGTAGAGCCTCAAAGATCTTATCTTGATCATTACCAGCTGTAAGAATTTTAGAATACCTACTACTAGGACCAAGTCTTGCAAGTGGTGTATACGACAAACCTAGTCTCATCGCATTAATACCAGTACGTGGAAACATAAATAATGCTTTCAAGCCTGGATAACTAGCGGTAAAACTATTAATGTCGTCAGTAAGCTTAGTGTCTAAATTAAGTGCTATTTCAGAACTACTATGCTTAACAGCATCATCTGTGATAAGACCATTCTTATCAAACATTGAATCGTAAAGCTTACGTTCTGCTGCAACTAGCGCACGCTTTGAAGGAACCTTACCAGTAGCTTCAAACACTTCATCGTAAGCTCTCATACGTGCTGCTTGTGTAGCAAGCGTAGAGGTAACGTATTGGTCAGAGGCAATCATGGCATTAGTGCCATAACGCATAAATGCCCATTCAGATATATGCTTGTTTGCCTTAGCCCAGCCATGAAGCATTAGCTTCCCAGCATCACCAATAGTGCCACTCTTTGACCATTCAGTATCAGCAATACTTTGGAGTAACTCCCATTGCTGTTCATCTCTGATAACTACTCTATCTTTACGTGCCATATCCATGAATGCTTGAGGATCAGCATTGGCCTTCTTCCAGCCTTCCCATGCATGTCCTAAAGCACGAGCATTAGTCTCCATATAAGAGCCATAACCATACCAAGCACGTTTAAAGTTTTTGAAATCACCGCCGACAATACCTTCAATACCATGCCCCATCATTGCCGTAATAGGCTTGACCATAAGACTGGTAGTGTTACCAGCAATAGCCCTGAGTGCAGAGATACCAGAAAGAACATTGTTATAACGCACTGCCCATAGACCTTGTGCAAGCATATTCATGCCATTACCGTCTGGGCTAACTAGATAACCTTTAAGTTTGACTTGATTACTAGCCCATTCAAGCATAGCTTTTTGAGAAGTAATGTCTCCTTTACTCATGGAGAATGCAGACATTAAAGGCTCGATAGCATTAGGGTTAACCTCGTATAGCCTATCAATCTCTGTCCTGAGATCCTTAGACTTTTTAACCATCTCAGCACGTTTCTCATCAAAATTTTTCCTGATATATTGAATGACTTCATCAGGATTATCCTTATAGGCTTTGCTAGTAAAGATCTTTTTGTTGTTAAGAGACCAGCCAGCAATATATTTACTGAGGCCATACTCTTGCATGACAAGTTCCATGCGATCAAGAACCATAGTTCTTATACGATTGGGATTAGCAACCTCCTTAAACCGAATAGCAGCATCCGCAATATCACTGATCTCACCTGCAGTTGAGTTAAGAACTCTCGTTGAGGTAAGCCTTACTCCATTACCAAGATAGATTTTGGCAAGGTCACGTAATGCTAAGGCCGCAGCTCTAGTAGAACTCTCATTTAAGTATGAGACTTGTAAGTCACCAATAACACTTGCATTTTCATACAATGCCTTCTTTAGAGCAACATCATCATCAATTTCTAGGATACGTGAATACTGCCTTTCAGTAAGTTGATCCATAACAGGTTTAGGAATTTCAACTCCTTGTTTGGCAAGTGCCCATTGACCAGAAGCTTCAACATCACTTTGAACATCTAAAATAACTTCACGTGCATCAGTACTACCATCAGCCATTTTTGCTAATTGTGGTGAAGTAACTGGACTAGCTGCAGAACCCTTAGACATTCCTAAATCGATAGCTGCACTATCAGCCATATTCTTAGCAGCTGCAGCTGGTGGGACACTGAATGTTGCCCTATCAGCTTCTGTCGAAAGTTTTGGCGTAATGAATGGATCATATCCAACACTTTCAGGATCAGCTTCTAGCTTCCTAATAGCAATTTCATCCTGTTGCCATTCACGAAGTGAGGCCTGAGTTCTGGTATGTACTTCAATACCTTCATCACCTGGCATAGCACTAGGTGCTTCTAGTTCTTTAGCAGCTTTATAGTTAGCAGCTGTCTCATCAGCTGGTTTAAACCAACTCATAAAGTCAGGTACACGTCCTCCTTTGAGGATTTTGGCTAGGTTGATTCCATAACCAAGTACGTCACCGACAACACTTAAACCAACAGCTTCATACGTATTCTTATGTTTACGTACTTCAGGACTGTCAGCATCTAGTGTTTGCCAGTTTTCAGGTATGTTTAACCAAGGTGCTGTGTCGTCTAACATCCTCATAAGGTTGTCACCTTCATCAGTAGTATCACTGACGTAAGTAACAGCACCATCAATAGCACCAGTAGCACCAATAGCAGCCAAACCTTTCATAAGGGTTGGTAGCTTGCTAATGCCTTGAATACCTCTTACAGCAGCACCAGCACCAACCATGGTAGGTAAGACAAGTCCGAAGATATCTCTTACTTTCTGAATGCCAGGGTTCTTATATTTAGTAGCTTCATCCCAAGCATTGTCAATTGACTCACCGCCAGGAATCATACCTACTACATCAAGGCCTAGATCTAATACACCCATTACAGGCGCTGCTACTGACTCGACAATATTGGATTGAATTGTTGATTCATCAGGAGCATTATCTCTTAGTTCTTTAGCCTCTTCAAAGTTTTGATCTTCCTCAGCCTGAGCTACATCTGCATCAAATAATGGACTTGGAACATCAGCCGGAGGAGGCATCTTACTCAGAGCATCGTTTTCATTCTCCTCTTGTAGGATCCGCTCTTGTTCAGGAGTAAGTTCTTTATTGTTAGTTTCTTCCATTAGGATGCCGTCCCATGATGAAATTTAACTCTGCGTCCATTCGGAAATTCAACGATCATCAAGTTGTCACCTTGTGGTGTTGTCTGACTGTAAACAACACGAGCTGGTGGTTTAATTAGAATTTTGGTCCCACTATGGAACCCATAGTCATATCCGTTAGAACCTTTATCACTGTGATATTCCCAACTACCTGTCATAGGAGCGTCACCAATTGGAATCATTCCTAACTCAGGATCATCAGCAAAAATGTATTCCATAATATCTGGATCTTTGTAATGGAAGAATTGTCCATCCTCATTCTCAGGTGTTTGTTCGTTATCAACTTGTTTAACATCTAAATGAGGACCAGTAGAACGCCAGCCAATACTTCCTACGTTATAGACGTGCTGTAATGTACTGGATGAATGATTAGGATCACGTGTTGGTGGTCCTGAATATTGCATAAAGGGTGCGTCAGGTTTGATTCCAAACCTAGACATTACGCCAACAACCTTATCTACATAACCAGGATCTGTAGCATATCCTTGGGAATGGAGTGCGGTAACTAATTCTCTAGGAGTCTGAGCTTCTGAGACACCAGCGTACGATGAAATAAAACTAATAAAGTCATCTACGGATTGACTAGGTGCCTCATATTCGCGCCACCTGGCAGATGTAGTATAAGAACTGCCGTCAGAGTTATACTCTTTAGTAGTTGTTACTGCACCGCTACCATCAGAACTCTTGATGTTAAATAGGTTATTTCGGCCAGACATGGACTTACCGTAACCAGTTTCTAGTGCCCACATTGCTGCCATTACATTGGGAGCTTTAAAACCTGATTGCTGGCTTAAAGAAACAACATCCGAATATCCTTCTATACCTATACGTACACGTCCTACTTTTTGACCAGCTGCATTTGCTACGTTATTAATATTGGACATAAATGGCCTAGTAAGCATCTCAAGAAGTGCTGGGTGCTCACGTACTTCATCTCTATCTTTCATCATATCTAGAACACCGGGTTTAGCACGTACCTCACTGCCAGAACGTTCTAGTTGTTGGTTAATTACTTCATATGGTGAAAAATTAGTAACCCTCGCCATTTCATATACTGCTGGTGGTATCACAATAGGTTGTCCTCGTTTAATTTTTTGTTCTATAAGTTTTAGGAAGCCATCACTGACATACTTATCTGTCTTCAAAAGATCAGGATTTAAAGTTAATTCTTGCCGTTCGTCTGGACCGATAATTACAAGATCAGGTTGTGCATACAGAGGGTCACCTTGCTTATACCTAGCAAAATAAGAGTCACCTTTACTTCCTTTAATTTTGTCGTCACCCAGTTGAGGGCGGACATAAAACCTTTTACTTGTATCTTTTTGATCAGCAATTTGACCAGATACGTACTCAAATGCTTTCTGTTGGAGTGCTGCAGCATCACCACCAGTACTCTGCTGAAAAAGACCTTTCAGATAAGATCTGTACATGTTATGAGCATCAGACAAAGCTCTATTAAAAGTACCTGCGCCTTTAGTTCTTTCGTAACTTTTGCTGCCAAGTACCTCCATTAGCTGATCTTTTAAATCAGCTTTAATAGCTTTATCAGGAGTAGGCAACTCACCAAGCTGAGTTTCCCATGCATCTAGCATGGGTTGAAATTTCTTTCTATTAATACCGAAGACACCTTGCAAATGATTTGACGAAAGCTCCCCAGTATCAAATAGGTTTTGTAAGAAAGCATCCTCTGCTTTCTCCATTTCACCTTCAACAGTCCTGGCAAGTAAGGTTGCATGTCTACTGGTATCGCCACCCATTTCCTGAAGTGTTTTAATGGTATGAGTTACAACCTGCCTTGGAAGGCTTTCTGCATCTCGTAGGTAAGCAAAAGACTCATCAGACATCCTTTTAATATATTGTTGATGTTCAAATTTTTTAAAACGAGCATCCGATACTTCATATTGCTGTACAGCTTGCTTTAATTCACCAAGCTCATTACCATACAAGTATCCAAATGATTGCCCTTTTCCACCTGGGGTTAAGAATACCTGTGCACCCTGTAAGGCTCGGAATACGTCTATACCATTACCAAGAGTCCCAGATTTAGCCATCTGGGTCAAAGTAGCGATGACTCTGCCCCGAGCATCTTTCTTAAGCGGATGGTTGGCCATATAGTCCATTAGACCCAGGACACCACGGTGCTTAAAAGCAGTAATAATATCTTGGGTTTCTTGAAGACTACGCTCAGTTTTTAGTTGTGCTGCACGGTCAACACCACGTTGACGTGCTGTATGTCTATCGTATGCATCAATAGCAGGAAAGAGATAAGCCTTTACAAACTTATCATCAGCACCGCCATAATCGGTGATAAACCTAGACTTGTTCCTAGCATCTTGTGCATCTACTAAATCCTTAAATTGATTACCTAGTCGTGCTTGACCTAGACTAATACCTAAAGATTTGCCAGTCTCATCAAAAAGATCAGCAGCTTCCCATTGAGGAGATAATTCAGCATATTTATCGCCAGCATTTACCAACATGGTCTTCTTCAGACCATAGAAGGTAGAAGAGTTCATGCTACGTAAACGCTCAATAACGTTGTTACCTGCGCCACTGGCTAGAAGCTTATCTTCAATAGCTTTAAACTTAGCATCGTTAGCAATAAATGCACGATCCATATTCTTGACGTACTCAGCTTCAGCCATGCTGATGCCGTACATCGACAACTGAGAAGCAAATAACTCACCAGATTTAACTTGATCATCTTTGATTTGCTTGCTAATTTTTACAGCAGCTTCACCTGCTTTCTGTGAAAAGTTTGCTAATGCTTCATATGTTTCTTTAGATTTATCAGCTTCTATACGTGCGTTTTCATTAATGGTCTCTGCGTTTCTAACCATGGCACTGCGGACAGTTTCCAGGTTTTCACTTTCTAATTGAAATACCGAATCACGATTGGCTTTTTCGATTCTGTACTTATCTTGTAAGGCTTGGATGTAAGTTTCAGCATTCTCCCGTTCGATCTGTTGGACCTCCTTCATACGTCGTAACGTAAGATTTCCTTCCTCTAGAATCTTCTTAGAAGTGTCGGGGAGTTGAATGTTTCTGAATCCAGTTGATTGGGCGTACCCTTTGAATTTAGACATTTAGATTAAGAATCGTTTTATTTACCACCTAAACCTTTCCAGTTAACACCAGAGAGACTACCTAGAGCATTTGCAAACGAAGTCATAGCCGATTGTGTTCTAGCAGCGTTCTTAACTGGCTTTGGAGGCCTCATTGGTTTCAGAGGCTCAAGGAATATTGAAGGTGGTAGTGCTGGTGGTTTTGGTATTTCAGGACCGATAGACGGCTCTAACATACGGTTAGCATTAGCCCTCATATCAGCAACCTGTTTGTCAAGGTTAATCTTCATTTTTGTAGCGCCAAGATTAGCTCTAGCACTATCCATAGAAGCTTTTAACTCTCGTAAGTTTTGGTTATATTCCTGCTGTTTATACATAATTGAATTATCAAGCTGCCCAGTTTGCAACTCAGCAGTATTGATATCATTCATCATGCTGGTATTAATAGATGTAGATGCAATCTTAAACTGTTGCTTAGAATCAGTTATGTTTTCAACAATCTGAGCTTGCTGCATACCTGCCATCATCATGGCACCTTGTATATTTTTGGCAGCACTTCTGCCTGTACCTCTAGATCTGGCAGATCCTTCAGCTTTTAGCTGTTCAATCATGTTCTGCTGTGACTTAAAGCCTAGTTCCTTACGTTGTGATTGGTATTGAAACTCAGCTTCACGTCTTTTATTAGCAGCACCTTGAATTGAGCTTTGCTTGTTGAGCTGTACTTCTGCTTTAGCAAATGCAGTAGTATCTAAAGCAGAGAATAGATCACGTGCTAAACCTTCTTTTTGGAAGTTATTAGATATTTGCTGTTCATTGAAAGCTCTTGTAGCTTCCTCTTGAGCCATCAAAGAGCTAACAACATTAACACCTATCTGTTGTTGAAAGATGTCTTCAGAACGGTTAAAGGCATCTACACGGTTTTTATACTCGTATTCTCTACGTTCATTCTGTGCATTATATTGTTGTGTAAGTTGTGCTTCTTTATAAGCCCTTAAATTTACATCATTCTCTTTTTCAATACCTAACTGAACCTGCGCATAATCATACTTACGAACAGTCTGTTCCCAGTCATACTCATAGATCTTTTTCGCCTGTTTGTATTGCGCACTTGCTGCATCTTTTGCTTGTCGGTTAGAGTCTTGGGCCCCTAAAAACCCTAAAGTACCAGTTACGACGCCGACTCCTAGTCCTATCCATGGCATAATTTAAATCCTCTTATAAAATCTTGGTGAATAATTACCCTCCCACATCATTGATATTAAAGAAACTGGAAAAGGTGTATCACTGTAAAGACGTACAGAAACATTTTCTGCTCGCTGATGTATAGGTACAGTAAATACATTTTGTTCTTCTAGTGGTACATCATCAGCCAAGTAATAATTGGCATCTAGTGTTGGTGTAATATCAGTCCATTCAGCCCTACCTTTAGATTTAATCTTAAAGCCAAGTCCACTAGATAGTCCTACAGAAAACTTAAGTCGAGCTAACGTAACATTAGATGTGAAGTCAGATGACTTGCCATCAGGATCACTATTAAAATAGATAGTTGGTAACTGGACATCATAATTAAACTTAAAACCTACAACTACATCACTAGCATTAGAAGTAAGATCCTTACTAGGTACACTGAAATAGGGCCCAGTACTATCAGATCCACGTTCGGGACTAATGGTAAAGCCAGACTCAGTAACACCATTAAAGTTATTAGTACCTGTACCTTTGATAACTAGCACTGGAGTGAGACTAGAGATGTCATCAAATGGAAGATAACACTTAGATACGTTAGTGGATGAATCGTAGGTAACAGAAGATGCTACTGCATACATATCTATGTACGGGTTAATCTGCTGACCATCACTATTAACAAGGATCTGGTCTTCAGGTGTTTGCGTAAGGCTTGCTGTAAGTAAGATGTACTTACCATCTTGTTTGACTACACAGTACATACGGTCGTTATCTACAACTGCATGCTGTACCGTGCCAGGTAAATACCACCTGTACCAAGCCTGAACAAGTGTTTCCTGTCCGTTGTTATAGGTACGATAGAACCACATATAATTACTAGAAGGTCCAAACAAAGCAATAAAGCTATTGGCGGGACTAGATATAAGGTTCTCTACGGTGTCAGGAACCCACTCAGAGACGATCCTGCTGATGTCTACAACAATAGGGTTCTCTTGTGAACCACGTGTCTGCATACCAAAGATACGTGCATAGCCAGGTGTCTTGCTGACAAAAGCTAAGTTGCTACCTACATCAACTGGATCAATATCGGGGTCCATCTCATAATTAGAGATGCCCCTAATGATTGCTGTAGTAGGTGTTAATACTTGATCATCAGAAAACATGATGAACTGTTGAGACTTACTGAATAAGACAAGACCCTGAGCTGTTGGTATTACAGCATGTAGAACAGCTGGTTTAATGCTTGAGCAATTAATATCTAGTGGATCTGCATCTGTCTGTGCCAACGCAGAGATATGGTAGAAGTTAAAGAACTCACCAGTCTGACTCATAGATACGTTATCAGAAGTTAGGAAACCTAGTCTGTTGTTATGAAAGAATGCCTGTTGGATGTTATTGTCAACAAATGTAGGATGACTGTTAGTTGTGTCATCGCCAACTAGCCTAGCTGTATAACTGACAGGTTGAAATACAAAAGTATTTAAAGCAGTGTTTACTAACTCATGTGGCATGGTCGTAGTATTAAGACCATTAGACATTCCAAAACCTAAGGTTTCTTCCCAGAAGCCAGTACCTGATGTGCCACTGTTAGGTATAAATTTTGCATAGTATGTGTCACTAGCAGATTCAGTATTGATTACTTTGACAATTCGATTCTGTATAGACTGCTCAGGCAATCTAGTTACATTTTCAACTTGATTAGAAAATGCTTGTAGTTTAGTTGAGTCCTTACCACCACGAGCTGTGACAGTAATTGCAGAAGTAGATACTAATTCAATACTGGTATCCAATCTAGTGACTGTCAAGCCACTAATACTTAAAGCATTAATACCAGTCTCAAGATCAGTCAGGATGTCATCAGCAGACAAGGCCTTGTTAGAACTTGAAGGTGTAAATTCATCAGCATTACGGGTAGTCTCGGTATATGTCTGACTACCAATAGTTACAGAATACTCTGCACTATATTCAACACCAGTCAGTTTCAAGGTGTGATTAAGACCAGCCGTATAAGTGGGGTCTGCATTCTTAGTTACAGTAACCGTTGAGTTAGTAATGATTGAAGTATCTTGTACTGTGAGAACACTATAATTTTTTTTAGTAGTATTTAAATAGCTGGTCGCTGTATATCCAGACACACCATTATTGGAATAAGTAACAGTAGCTTTAACATAGTTACCACTACTATCTACAACGGCATTCCATACATGTACTTCAGAACCAGCAATACATCCAATATAACGCTCATCATTATCACGATTAATATAGAACCAATGAGCATTATCTAGAGCTGTAGAACTAAATGCAGATCCTCCTGTGTCTTTTAAGACATCTAAATATTTGAATCCTGGTCGTTTAACAAGTCCATAAGTTGGATCTGGATATGCATTCAAGCATTCACGAACTTGACCAGGCAGTTTTTTTGAATCAGGTTGACGACTTACGCCACCTAAGAAATTACTGATGCGTTGAGTAACTGCTGCCATTAACGGTACAAAGCATGGAACGGTTGATAACTGTTGTAGGATTTAATTCCTCTTGGATGGCCAAAGTATGTGTAGTCTCCTTGATTACAGTCATACTCCAAAGCCATTGCACGGTTATAAGCTTCTTTCTGTCCGAGCATTTGGAACTGAGTAGGGTCACCTACAATTCTTGAAGAGACGATAGTTGCTGCCCTAGCAAGAATATAGTCTTGAATAGGTATAGGTAGATCCACCCAATCAAACAACCATTTAACATCACACCTCAACACTTCTGTAAAAGTATAAGAGTGCTTAACTTTGTCATAAAGTTTCCCACTACGACGTACAACATCTAGTTCAAAGTACTCAGGTGCAGGGTCGATTTGTAAAACATTATTTGGTATCAGGATTTCATTATTTGTATCTGGTGTGAACTCATAGTCAAGCTCTAGATTAAATGACCATCCTTCGGCCTGGACTTCTTGAGACACCTGAGTCAGGGTGCTATATGCAATCGCAACGTCCGGGTTGGTTTGATCAAGAGTGGTCACAGGAGCCTGACCACATGATTGCAGTATTTGATTTACAGCGGGTAGCTCTTGTGTAGAGTTAGTGGTCGGAAAAGCCATAATATTTTAAGGTTAAAAAAAAGGATCTCCGAAGAGACCCTTAATGGATATTTAAATCAGAATGCAGAAGGAGCTGAAGCACCTACATACAGCTCAACAGCTGCAGCAGGGTTCAGATAATCTGCACCCATAGCCAAGCGGCCCAGGATTACGTCTCCCTGATAAATCACGGATACGTCATTACTAGTTACTTGAACTTGTGGGCCAATTGCTTCAACACAACCAGCCGCTTCTTTCTGAAAGATAAGGCCAGCAGATACAGCACCGAACTCAGAGCCGGTACCGTAGTCATTGTTGATGCCGGTTTGTGCAGTGGAAGCATCTTCCAATGCAGGGTTCACGAAATCACCAGTGTTACCAGGATCAGTCTGACCAGTCGTACCGCCGTACTTGGTACCGTAACGGCCAAGGAAGGGGATATTCATGGACTTGTAGATCTTGATACCAGCAATCTCAATGATGCCGTTACCACCTTGAAGAGTAGTACCTTGAGCATCACGATTGACCAGTCCGTTGGAACCAACAGCTTGGATCAATTCATAATATTGTCTAGGGTTCAAGACCCCGACCCTGCCATCCTGACTAATTCCTTTCTCGTCTAATGCTGCAGCAGCATCATAGAAAGCAGCAATCAAGCCAGCAGAAGCAAATGCATCAGATTCATTGGTGGTTGTACCAACACGGATCTGAGTACCACCGGGTTCAACAAAGTTGGACTTAGTGATAGGTGATGCCTGACGTGCTCCACGTGCAATAGCACGGAAGATCAAACGGTCATACTTTTCTGCAAGTGCATATCCGATCTTACGTGATACCTCCGAGCGCAAATCGTAATGCGCAAGTGTTTCATCGAGATCATACAAAAATGCACTGGAGATAAGAAGATCATCAATAGTGATTGTCTTCTCGGCTACTGGAGGTGCACCATCGGTGTTACCTAGGATTGCATTTCCAGGAGTATGATACTCAGCCGTTGTACGACCGGTATAGATGAACTGCAATGACTTGCCGTTCTTTAGTGTACGCTTCATCACCAAATCACGAGCGATCGCGTTTTGCTGGAAGCCTTTGAACATTTCTCCACTGAACAATTTCAAGTAGAGAGCACGAGAATCACCCGTGCTATTTGACTGGCCAGGCCTTGTTAGGTTAGTGACCAGTGTAGAATTTTGTTGTGCCATTTAAGGAGTAAGTAAGTATTTTCAAACTCCAAGATCTTGGATTAATTATTTATGTGGTCTTTCCCACCGTCTAGACGGCAAAGGGTATCCTCGTAAGGGCCGATGCCAATAGTGATGAGGGGAATTGCACCCCTCTGTAAGATCTATCTCACTTGGTGTACGTGACACCGCGATAGCAATAAGTCTTGCCTTGCACAGTAACCTCCTAAGAAGTCCAAAAGCCCCGTTCCATGCTTATGGTGTCATGCGTCCATTGATTTATTGAATGATACTTCTAACATCATTTTGTCTAGATCAGATTTTAATCTCATGAAAGCTTCTTGTTCTGATGGATCACCACCAGGCCAAGTCTGTAAATATTTAGATACCGCTTTATGGATTAAAATAATCCAGGCATCATTGACTGCTATTTCGTAGTATTCCATAAATCAATAGATGAACGGACGTGTGCAAGATTGGCTCTGAGTTTTTCCAGTCTCAGATCCGTAACCTTCCTTGGGAGTTTACAAGGAAAAATCAGATATTATCTAGCCTCTGAGGGGGCTAATGTTAGCCATACTTTTTCTTGATCTTCCTCTTAGCAAGAGGTAATTGAGGGCCAGTACGTTTTAGGAAAGTTTCTTTTTCATTTGGGTTAGTTGAACCCTTACCTTTGTTATAGATTTTTTGTCCTTTCTTAGCAGCGCCATGGCCGGGTCCGATCTCATATGACTGTGCTGTGAAGTTACTATCAAATGCTTTTTGAATGTCTCCTTTTTTCTTTTTCATTAGGACTTTCTAGTAGAAGGTTTCCTTGCTGTTTTTGCAGAGCGTTTAAAATTAGCTGCAGTTGGAGCACCTTTAGCTCCGGGCTTTCTCATCTTCTCTCCACTACCTTCAGCAATACGCTTACGCTTAGCGTGGATATTTGCATAGAGACCGGATTTAGCCATTAGTATTTTTTACCTGCAGGTTTTTTAGTGGTCTTTTTTTTCTTAGCACTAGAAGCAGCCTTCATACCTGCAGCGGTATAAGGATACTTCTTTCCATTAACCATTGGCATTACCAAACTCCTGGAATAATTTGTCCTGTTAGTGCGTATGCACCTAGTGCTGCAATAACACCAAGCATTGCCAGACGACCATTCAATCGTTCCGCATGCCGCTTTTGATCTACTCCGTCCATTACTTCCATCCGTGGTTCTTGTGGCCAGATTTGTGTATCGTTCATCAGAAGCTGTACTTAAGCCCAGCCTTTGTTCCGTAGCTAGCAGTATCGCCAGTCAAGAATGAGACCTCTCCATAAACAGAAAGCTCATCACTGATTCCATAAGAACCTCCTGCTTTGCCGGACAGTTCTACGTCTCCGTCTTCACCATCTGGTGCCAGTAGCGCAGGCCCACCCTGCACGTACCAGTTAGCACCTTCGTAACCAACGTGTACATCAGTTGCAGATCCAGTGAAATCAGATCCTGAATATCCTGAGTTCATCTCAACATTAGCGTAAGGACCAGCAAGTACAGGGGAAGCAGCAAAAATAGCTGCAGGAATAATTGTAAGAATTTTCATTAGTTTAAAGAATTAATAGTTTAGAAATCAATATCAGAACGATCTAGTTTTTTAAGTACATCAGTTCGATATGCTGGATCGTTGTCGTAGCGTGGATCACTCATTGCTTTAACAAGTTCTGCCTGACTACGGAAACCTTCTGAGGAATCAAACGAGGCAGAGCCTGTCAACATTTGACCATCAGTTCCTACAGTTTCGTTATACCTATAACGCAAAGCTTGCGCGGCAAAGAAAGCAGAGGCAGGGTCTCCACGATCCATAACCTGATCATACATTTCTATTTCTTGTTCAGTAAGATTATCTTTAGCCCAGCCAAGCATGGCTGAATATTCATTAGTTCCACCTACTGAATCTTGTATGGAAGAAATATCATCATCAGACAATTCAGATGGTACTGATTGCTGCTCTACATTATTACGGTACTCAAGGTACATATTAGCCAGTTCAGTGCTATCCATTTCTGAAAGCGTTGACATGGTTTCATCTGACAAAGTGTCAGAACTAGCTTGTTCCCATAGAGAATCTAAGAAATCAGTATTACCTTCTTCAGGTTCATACTCCGGCTCAGACTCATCAGTTTCATCGGTGGATGATCCAAGCTTTGTTTGCAATTCTAAGTAAGCTTTCTCTAAAGCTTCTGGATTTTGAAACTTACCAGCTAGCAGAGACTCTTGCTCTGCTGCCATTTGTTCACCTACCTGCAGTGAGTCTTGCTCTTCTGCATTCAGTTCACCAGGCGCTGATTCTGCTCCATCATATGTAAGTGTTGTCATTTAATAATTTATTGTGGGGGTGCTTCTTGTTGATTCATCTCAGCTTCTGCAGCTTTCTGTTCAACAGCACTGAGTTGTCCAGCTTGTTTGGTTAGTTCCATACCTTGCTCTTGTTGCTGTTGTTCCTGCATTTCTTGCTGCATTTGTTCCTGTGTCTTAACAAGGTTGAGAACATCAATACCTTGAGAAGCAGCTAGACGCTTGATAACTTCTTCTGGATTAATGTAACGAGTAAGAGCTTCAGGACCAATAGTCTGAGCAATAGTCATCATAAACTGACCAAGACTTTCTCTATCTTGGCCGCGACCTAATGCATTAATACCTGCAACAATGGTAGGTTTAACAATCCCCTTGGGGATCTTAGGAATTTCACCAGTACGCTGAAACACAGCGAGCTTTCTATTTAGGTAAGGTACTAGGAAGTCAACAGTTAGTAATGAAAATAATCCACCAAGCTGTTGCTCTAGTTCCATCTGTGTCATCCGTACCTCTTCAGCAGTAGTGCGTTCTGACTGACGTACTGAAAGAATTAGGAATGCTTCAGAGATACGACGCTCAAGAGTTTGTGCCATCTGAAATGCCGTAGCAAAGTCAGCTGTCTTACCAACTTGTACAACTCCAATGTCATCAGGCCTACCCTGAATGATTGCACCGTTACCTGCAGCTGCCAGCGTGGCAGGTTTAGTTGTACTTGAAGGTGAAACAGTAAACACAACCTTTGCAGCTGCGCTACTGCCTTCTACAAGTGCCTGAGAGAGTGCTTCCATTGCTTGGATGTCACCCATAAATTCTTCTACTCTGCCCCGTCCATAGGGCTCAGAGTCAACAGTATTGAAGCGCAAAGCAATCCAAGGATTAGTATCTAGTGGAGCCTTACCTTGTGAACCAGGAAGGATTTTTCCGTAGACTTCCTGATGCCATACAAAACGATTGTTGTCTCGTCTTATATGTGTGTAAATGTCACATTCTTTTTCGTGACTATTATAATCTTCAGATACTCTATTGGGTTCTTCCTTTGGAAGTAAATCCTTGATGAGTAACTTGCTGATACGTTCTTTCGTGACAATTTCAATAACGTTTCCGTTCCCATCACGTTCTATAACGTAGCGATTAAGTGGATAGAGCTTAAGATTCTTTTTACCCATAAAGATCAGAGCGTTACCAGTCACTACCAAATGCTTAAGTGCTTGATGAACGACTACTCGATCATCAGAAGCTGCAATGGATTCAAGAATGGTACGCTCAATCTTTGCAAAGGAAAGATCAAGTTCAGACTTAATTGTAGGATCAGCACCAAGCTCACCTAACATTTGATCATCCATTTGTAGCTTAAAGAAGCTAGTTTGTGGAGGAAGAAGTGCAAGCATTAGTTTACTAGCAAGAGTTACAACACCCTTTGCACCAACTGATTGCCATGGTGTCGTGAGATTTCTCATTCCACCTGTTGGATCTTCTTCACCTCTGATCAAATATGGGAGAGTTAGTCTACCTGATTTTTCTGCTACGTTAAGAAACTGGGAACGCTGCGAAGATAAACTGTCATAGCGTTTTTTAGCATTCATGTGAGATTTAGATTATTAATTTGCATTGATGCATTACGTTGTTTACGATTTAATGATCGTGTTCCTTTTGTATTCTTACCTTTCTTTGACGCATCAGATCGTTTGATCTTGACGCCCTTTGCTCCTCCACCTACAGCACTACCTTCAGTAGTTAGTGTTTTAGGGTCTGGAACAGCAGGTGGATTATATGTAGGTGCTTGATAGACAGGTGGAGGTGGTGCCATGTCTTGCATCAAGGCGTTCTGCATTCGCCACCCGATACTTGGAAGACCTGAGCCACCAAAAGCACTCATGATTTGCATTGGGTTGTAGCCATCTCTCTTCAATGCGTTGTATGAGATCATCCCCATACCGCCATGCGGACCTTGATAATGAGAAAGCCAATTTTTAGTTGGATTCTTCATTTGATAGTCGCCTAAACTACTTTGACCGTATGCCATAATTAAGTGTATAAAGAATTAGTGTTACCTTTAAATCCAGAATCCTCTGGCAAGCCAGAAGAGTTCGTCATCATATAACCAGACTGAACAAAACCTTCACCTAGATTTAAGGACATGCTGTCGCCAACTTTGAAATGGTTACCACCGAATGCATGCTTCTTAGTTTTTTGTTCATCCGTATATTTATTGGTGTATGAAATATCCATAGTTGGAACTACTCCTGGTGTATCAGGATTATCATCGTCATCAATCGTGTAATCCGGAAACTCAGTATTTTGCTCATTAAATGTAGGGTTTTCATACTCTTCATTCTGATCATAAGCAAATGAATACATTGCGCTTAAGTCTTCATCGTCAAAATCATCAGAATCCATATCAATATCTAGCTCTTCAGCAATCTTCCCCCACAACTCGTTGTTGCGGTAGTAGTCGTAGTCTCTTACGGCAGTAGCGAATGTTTCATCATCATCATCAAGCCAGTCGTAACCGGGTCTAGTGCTATTTCCCCCAAAACCACTTGGTTCACCCTCTACCATTTCTACTGTATTCCTAAACCCTTCTCTGAAATCATTCATAAGGAGAGCAAGCTCATCAAAGTCAAACATAAGTTCGACTGGATCAAACTCTGGTGTTATCGTTACTTGTGTTTCTCTTGGCATATTAAGTCTCCAGGTTTTCCTGTATCCATTCAACGACACTACGTTGCCCAGCACGATACATGATGTATTCGTAAGGATCAGTAGGGCCAGGATTTGTTGGTGGAAATGTTTCTTCTAATTGTTTAAGTAGACCACGGGCTTCCATTCCGAAAGCTTCAAGCGTATTGAGGGAGGTTGACATTGCTATGCTCAAAGAATGCTGGCATCCGTGCAGCCTTGGTAAAAGAAAGCTCTGGAGCTTTACCTTCATACATCAAGCGATCACTGGAATCCAGCCAAAATTTTCTGTCTAAATATTTATCGGCATTGCTACCCAAAGGTTGCATTACCCAATTGATAGTTGCCTTGCGGAGTTTATCAAGACTAGGACTGACAGTAAGCCCCAGCTCCCGACAAACAATGCTGTTAGCCGCGACATGGATTTGTTCGTCTCGGCTAATATCGGCACTTACTGTACGCATTCCAGCGTCACCATTAGCGCGCATGAATGGTAAAAGTACGAAGAAAATTGCACGCTCGGCAACCATCGCTTTGAGGATCGTATGATCCGGATGCGAAGTCCAAGCTTCCCTGAGCCGAAAAGCTTCCGATTCAGCTTTTTCATCAGTACCGTAAGCATTGGCAATGTAACCGAGTGCCAAGTCGTGGTTTTGTTCGTCCGTGACATTGGATTCCAATAGCTCCCGCGATAGCGCTGGTACGTCGGTATCCAATCCATCACGGATAAAATCTCCCACAGGTAGTTCCATATGTCGTAGCGCAAGTGCACGGTGTACCGTCTCTTCCGCGCCTGCCTTGCATAATCCGGCAGTTGTCTGGACTGGTGTCCATTTTCTTTTTCTGTTTAGTAGTTGTTGATAAGGATCTAGTCTCATTCTTGGCAATCACATGTAATTTCATTATTTAAAATGTCCTCCAAATAATTCTCTACATCTTCTGCATCTAGTGCAGCATATGCATCAGTTTTATCTTGTGTATCACTCATTACTTGTAATGAATAATAGAGGCTTGTTTGCGGAGACCTAAGCCACTCTTCTACGAATGCATTGTCGTAGGTCACCATGTCACTCCAAGAATTGAAGCTGTAACCGTGAAGAAGTCCTGTGCGATCAAGCATCGTCATGATGCCATCTGCAACTCTTTTAAAATTATCCCAGCCTACTTCTGACGCAATTTCTACGTCAGAGTAGTTGTAAGTCTGTACTCCGAAAGTGCCGCTATCGCGATCAACAGTACGGGAGATAGGTGGTGCAATCTCTGGTGTAGCAGTGAAGCCATCAAGATCCTTAGACCTATAGCTACACGATGCAGTAGGTGCAATAGCAAATGCACGTACCATCTTATGTTGTCTTGCTATCTGTGCAGCTTGTTTAATACCTATATGTATCTGCTCAACCAGTGCATAAGCAGCTGTAGGTTCTGAAGTGCTCCGGTTGAAGCAGTCTAGTGCTTGTCCAAATTGTTCATAGGTGACTCCGAATCTACGAAGGAGGTTGGCCAATCCCAACATTCCGAGCCCAACTTGTCTGTCGATTGCTGGTTCAAGATATTCCCCACTATCACCGATGCCAGTATTTGCGTGGAGGCTACACAGTTCCGACATACCTTCAACAAAAGCTCGTGAGATATCCCCGAACTCACAGGCACCCAAATTGACATGTTGCAGCAAGCATGTTCCGCGTGAGGGCAAGTAAACTTCCAAGCATACGTTCCCTCTGATTCTGTTTCCTTCATTGTCATACTTAACTTTGTTTAGCCAGATGTCACCGGACTTGATTCCATAAAGTAGGTCTTCCTTGAACGTACAATCCTGCCACCACTCTTCAGTGATGTTGATACAACGTTTGACCCAAGGTAATTCGGATCTAGGAGTAGTAATAAAGTCAATAGCATCTGGGTGGGATAAATCAAGATGCAAAACAATGGCACCATTCTTAAAACGATTTCCACGTCTAATTACCTCATTTAATGTGGAATATATTTTTCCAAAGCTTACTGGACCTGAAGGCATAACACCACTTGGACGTTCTATACCCGCTGGTGACAACCTTGAAAGATGAATTGCACAACCTGCCCCGAATCTTAAAGCGTGGCTAGCGAACCTCCACGACGCTTCCAATCCGTTCGGACCTTCCATCTGATCTTCTACGACAAACACGGTGCAGCTGACAGGAAGGCGGCCTTTAGGGTCATCGATCCAGGATTGAACCCGTCCTGTACGGGATATTAAATTAGTCATTAAATTAAGTCATCTAAAATTGGTGGAGCGTAGTTCTCTCCTTTTAATACTTTGCCGTCAGCTCTGTAGATAGGTTTACCATCCTCATCAAGTTTGGACATGTTTGATTTGTGTACACGTCGCATTGCTTCGTCTAGATCCCACTCTTGGGATGCAGCCATTTGAAAGCAGACGTATACAAGGTCTGCTAGTTCTTTAAGTTGT